CTTTCTATTTTATCTCCCATTCCTCTCAACCATGTATCATTTATCCCTATCAGTCCTCCCAGGTCGAGAGTTGAGAGACTATTATGTCAAGATATAGTTATAGGATTTGATAAGTCTATAGTGTTTTCATATTCTTTCCCATAGCTTACATTACCCATTGAAGCATCTAAAGTTACATATAGATCCTGTATAGAATCAGGTATAAACATGTAAATTGATTTATCAACCCTATAAAAAGAAAAACCGCTAATATTACCAGCAATAAGTTTTCCTGAAACCCATCGAACAATATTGTTGGTTGCTAAACATAGTATGATATAAAAATATGATCCGTTTCCATAATTTGATACTTTAACATTAATAATAGATCCGCTCCAATCATTCACTGAAATTATCTTCACATATTTACCTTTTAATTCTGTTGCGCCATTAACAACATAAGAGTTTGGGATTGCACAGTAAAGTTTAGGACTCATCAACCCGCTTTTATTTGATGTTGCAATCCCAATCAGTTCTCCCAGGACTTTCGCGGCAGCCGAAGAAGATGTCAAAGTTGGGTTCTTGGAACCGTCCAAAGTACGGAGCCAAGAGAAGGTGTCGGACTGGGGCAACTGGTCCTCAAACTCATCTGTTCCGGCTGCCGCAGCGGCAGCAAATGTTGATATTTCTGATGCAGCGGAAACAATCCGTGCGGAAACTAATTCTGTCATCTCATCGACGGTCACCTGTCGTTCGTTGCCGTTTTTATCCACAGCTTTAAAGCCAACTATATTATTCAAGTCCATAATGCAAATTTTAAAATTAAAACAAATACTTCACCCATGCAAAATAATTACTGTTCTCAATATAATTCGGATCATCCTCGTTGGAATATGCCTCCCTCTCAAACGATACCGTCTTATACGCCCTGCCGGCATCCTTCAACCGTACCGCCCTGACCAGCCACTCCACACCATACCAGAGATAGAATGCCAGCCCGCCCAGTACCAGCCACCAGGCGGAAAGGTCAAAACACAACAGCAAGATCCAGATAACTGTACCGGTGGCAACTGCCATCTCAACCCATTGACGGGCGTGGGTACACTCATGGTTTCTCACTTTCTGAGTGATTTTCTCTTCCGGTCGCTTGCTTAAAACAAACGGACCGATTGTTATCGTATGGCAAGAACTGAACGCAAGCAGCACCTTTGCCAGAAGGTTGTTACAATATACCTTTTTCATGTTGTTCCTCCTTTTTATCTAAATAATCATTCAAAGAATCAGCCAGCAAACCGGACAGCATGGAGGTGGAGCGTCTTATGATATCCACCTCCTCTTCGTCAATTTCTACACCTTCAGCAGTAGATTTGAATATCTTCTCGGCAAGGAGATGCGCCTTCAAACCCGCTACGTTCTTGTATATCCAGTCACCGTAGGCCTCAGTGATGTTGTTGGCTATCAGTTTTTCTTTCTTAATTCCGTCGTAAATAGGAAATTGTGCAAAATTTATTCTCATACTTTAATATTTTAAATGTTATAAATCCACCCAGGTACTTCCTCCATTCGTTGACTTGCGAATTCCGTTTCGCCCAACGGAAAAAATATAATTCCCACATCTTACATACAGAGTATCATCCGCTGTTGAAACATCCCCGGTTGATGATACAGTTATACTTCCACTTCTAATTACTGTATCCAAAATGCCTTGATATAAATGTCCGTCTATTGACTGAAACCGTTCATATTTCATTTCAAATTTGTCGTATTGCAGCAACAAATTATCAACATTCACAGCCGACATATTAGTGCTGCCGATAAAATTATTACCGATATTGAATCCACCAATTGTCCCCTTTGTCGCTATGATAGTTCCGGTGATATTCGCTTTCTGACAAAGAATCTCTCCGGTCTTTGTGTCCATCCTCAGATTAGGCTGGCCGTTAGTGCTGTCCTGTGACTGCATGATACCGTAAGGTGCCCCGTCCGATGTGTATCCGTTCAACTTGAACATAAAACCGGCTATGTTCGCCTTATCAGCAAGGAATATGTCGGTTACCAGACTTTTGTATTTCTGCATGGCTTCCCAGTTGGAATCTCCGTTAGCGGATGTAGGAGCCGCTGATACAGAACTTCCATAGTTGCGCACAAGAAAATTGTAATAAACTTCACCTATTTTGTGAATGATCTTGTCACGCTGTTTTGCATTCCATACGTATGTCTGTCCGGAAGCCCATACACCTCTGTCATAAGGGAACGCACCCGTAGCTCCTGTTGCTCCTATGGAACCATCATTTGCAACACCCACACCCTTCTCGGCCACATAATTGTCATTCCAAGCAGCAGCATCGGAAGCTGATTTATAAGCCCGGACGGCAAACTGGGTGTATCCGGCTGTCGCAGGTACGGATATCTGGCTGTTCAGTGTCGCACCTACATGAGCCAGCCAGCTTCCGTTGTATTTGCGTGCAGCCAGATAAAGCGTGCTGCACGTGCTTACATTGCCTGCCACATTCTGTTTGCAAGTGACAAGGAATCCAGACGGGGATGGCGTGCCTGTTGAAGTGAAGTTGATCACGCTGACAGGACTGTCCAGCCAGTAGGATGCCGACGGTCCGACGGGAGCAACCATCTCCTGCCAGTCCGCATGTACCGTCCGGTTCGCAGATCTGCCGGCGAGGATGTATCCGCCGTCTCTTTTCCTGCGGAGTCTGCCGTTTCTGAACTTGGCGATTTTAATCGGAGGGTTGGAGGTTTCAACCTTGCTTAAGTAAGATCCTCCGGCAAACGATACTGTACTGTTCTTGGCATACGGAGTATTGGCGGATTCCCAATGACCGGCTGCTGTGATGCTCTCACCATCCTTTCCGTCACTGCCGTCCACAACCATCGGGACAGTCTCGACATCAACCGCCTGACCGTTCACGTAGAACACGAACTTCAAGCTACTGGTAAAATTACCGGAAGCCACCCCGACACCATCACCGATGGGAACCTCGGCCGCACCGTCACGACTGTACTTCAACTCCCCGTCCGTTGTGGCCGTAGTGACCGCACCGACTGTCTTCATACGCCGGCAGGATACCGAAGCTACACTGTAACCGCCGTTCTTGTTCTTGCTGACCATCGTGGCCGAAGTGACAAGGCTATAAATTACCGCATCGGAACCGTCCGCCCCGCCACGGACACCGGTTATCTTGAAAGTCAGTTCACGGGTATAGAGCTGCCCGTTCTTCATTGCAGCCAGTGTGATGGTGACCGTATTCTGTTCCGGAACCGACTTTCCGGCAGCGACGGATATCGCCACCGCTCCGGTGGCCTTGCTTGTGCTTGCCGTGAAACCGGCAGGCGTGCTGACTGTTAAAGTCTCAAGGGTGAGTTTCTCGGTACCGTACCACATGGATACATGGGTAGTCCATGACTGTGCGGAAGTAGTAACACCGGTACTGGTAAGAGCGACGCTCACCATCTCATTGTCAAGGTCGGCCATGATATTCGACTCCCCGTCCTTACTCCAACGGTGCACAGGGGCCGGAGTGCTCCATTCACTCCATACTCCATCACGCTTCACACGTTTGCACGCCCATTCCACCTGATGGTCTGCATCCACGCCAAGAAAATCATCTGTCCAGCCTTCCGGTATATAATCATCCTGCTGCTTCGAATCCGGCTTGTCAGGGGTAAGGCCGATGATGTTGGTACGGGTGTAGATCCACTCGTAACCTTTGCCGTCCTTACCGTCAGTCCCGTCTTTGACCATGACCATCCACAAACCATTCCGGTATATGTAAGTACAATGGTCAGCCGTATTTCGGTAGCTGTCACCCTCCTTGGGATTGGACGGATGGGATGCGAACTCACCCAAGAAGGTGATACTCTCACCTTTAAGTTCACGACCGTCCAGCAGCATCTCCCAGTCTTCATGCACGGTCCAGTCGGCTGATTTCCCGGCAAGGATATAACCGCCATCCTTTTTCTTTCGATAATTGCCGTTCCTGAACCTTGCAATTTTAATCGGAGGATTGGATGTTTTCACCTTGGAGATAAAAACACAGCCCGCCAAAGTGACCATGGTATTGACCTCGTATGGGGTCTTAGAGGATTCCCAATGACCGCCACCTATTACAGACAGTCCCGGATCACCCTTGTCACCTTTGGCGGCTGATACAAGCCAGTCCGGATTGTTTTCGGATGGCTCGGAAGTAGTGCCCTTGTCATTGACGCACAACCATGTGGAACCGTTATGGGGCACACGGGAATAATACGCATACTTCCTGCCCGGCTCCCAGCTAGGGAAGTCGATAGGAACGCGGACTGTGCTACCGGTAATTTCATCAATTTGAAAAATCAATCCCGTCATGATGATATCCTGCAATACTGCCGAGAACCTGTCGCAGTTGATCCCGTTGATGGTCATACCCTTCTTCTTGCCGAACCAGCTCTTCATCTGTGCCGGCTCCGGGTCCCAGGTGTTGGCATTGTCAACAAGGGTGATGCAGCAGTTACCGTCACGCACGTCTATGATGATATAAGTCTGACGCTCCTTGTCGGTGAAGTTCCCCGTCTGTCCGAGACGCATCTCGTTATGGGGAACGAACTCATATCCGGGACGCGGAACCATCACGAATGTCTTCTCGTCGTAATCTGCGGAAGTGATACGGTACTGTATTTTCCGGAAACCAATAAAGTCACCGGTAGTGACGCTTTTGTCATGCCAGAAGCCTAGGAGGATATCGTCCGGCTTCTGTCCCAGCGGTACACCATCCTCCAGATCAGGGATGACAGTATAGCTGCCGTCACTATTGGCGACAAAGCTTTTTATCTTCAGCCCTCCGCCGGGACTTATAGTATTATATCCTTCAAAATAGGTCTGACGGTTGAAACGAAGTTCTGGTACACTCAGAGAGCTGCGCAGGACCAAAGCCTCCAGCTCGGCACGGGCGTCCTCACCGATGTAACCTCCAGAAACGCCGGTAACGAAATCACCGAACTTGGCGTATTTCTTGATGACGGTTCCGCCCAACAGGGATAATAGGAAACCGGTGCGTTCCTCCGTATCCTTGCGCATGAACATGATCAGCGAGCGCAATGCGGAATACACGTTATGGTCTGTTGCTGGGGTGGAGTCGTGGCTTCCGATCACATACACACCGCTGCCACCACCGCCCGTATAGGTCTGTCCCTTCAGGGTAAGGCTCTCAACCTTTTCCTCCAGCTCCCCGATACGGGAATAGGCGGCGGTTTCCCCGACAGTATAAACAGGTGAGTCAAAGGAATAATCAAGATTGAATTCAAATCCGATAACCCTTGACTGTCTTCCGTTCTCGAAATAAGCCTTGTTGATAAGGTTGACCTTTTGACCGATGCTATAGAAATTATGAACGCCATCCTCACGGTATGCGTCATTTGACATCATCGTGCAGCCATAGGTACTCGGGTCTATCTTGGATTTGGCAGCGTACTTTTCAGTCTTTTCCTTCAACTCCTGCTCGGCGGCACCCACAAGCCCCAGCTCGGTTATTTTCGTACTGTCCCAGCCGGAAAGCACATATTCATCTCCATCCTGGGGAAAGAGCACATCACCGGGAAGCGGTCTGCCATAGTCCTCATTCCTGACTATCTCCCAAAGCTGTGCCTCAGGGTTCCATCCGCCATCCTCCAATTTCTCCGGCTTTCCCTCAGGATTGAACTTCACGGCAAACTCCAAACCGTTGAGAAGTCCGGACGCGAAACGTATCCTCAGCTCCTGACCGGGGAGGATATATTTCTCGGAAAAGTTAACACCCGTGTCCCTAAAGCGGTAGGCATTCCATTTTTCCTCGGTGGTTGTGCCGTCCTCATTCTCCACCTTGTCCGTCACTTCGATAGTGGTGACATCCGACATGATGCCCGTTCTTCGGGGATAGACTTCATCGAAGATAACCACCTGCTCGACGGCTTCCTCGGTAGTCATATCAGGATAAGCGTCAATGTAAGGAGTGCCTTCGGGAAGCATCAATCTGCGCTGTACCACACCGTTCACAACCACGGTCTCGTCAATGGGGCGGTAGTCTGCCGGTATGTTACGGGTGGAACCAAAAGCGTAGATACGGGTGGCATAGGTGGACTGGGATTCTGACAGTGACATTTCCTGCACGTTTTTCCCGATCTCGAAATCCACCGCGTCACCGGACTCACAACGCCCGAAATGGATGATGTTTTCAGTCACCCAACATTCGCAATCCCATTTCTTCGCCATCTCAAAACAAGCGTCAAGGATGTTGATGTTGTCGTAACTCATCAACTGGGACTTGTTTTCGACTGTGGAATCAATGGAGAAAACAAAATCCTGTCCTTTGTATGTGTAACCAAGAGCTTTCAGATTTCTAAGGACTATACCGACTTGTACGTCAAGCGGAGCGGTCAGGTTCCAGGACGCCTCCTGTCCGGTCGTCTCCGGGGTATATTTGAAGATTTTGTTTTTCCATTTCCAGTAGTAAGCGTCAAGCTGAAGCTCATAGTCGTAGCCGGCGGTATTGGTGTTGAATGCGGGCTTCTGCAAGTCGCACACCTCGAACAATCCGAAGTTACATTCCACGTATGAGCCAAGTTTGAAATATATGGGATTCTCTAAGGAGAACTTTAACATGATGTAGTCCTCCTTCATCAGAGTGAACTTACGCTTGCAGCCTTCATTGATCAAAGTTGTAAGCTGGATAGCACCGGATATGTCTTTGATGTCGATTTGTTCCATGTCTTCAAAGTTCGGGGATAAAAAAAAGAGTGCCCAATTTTGAGCACTCACATACACGACAATAAAACCAATGTCGTGAATTAGCTTCTGTTTGCCGGATTTGGCTCGTTAAACTTGGCTGAAATTTTTCCGAAAGTTCGGTTTAAACTCTGTGCGTAAGCAACGCTTTTCCCAAGATAAATCAGATGATAAATCTCATTACTGTTAGCCGGAACTTGAATATCAACCACACCTTTATACAGCTCATCAAAGAAAGCTTTCTTCTTTGCTTGATAGTCAGACTGAGAATTACCCTCGATAGTGAACGAAAGAGTTATTTCCCTCTCATCGACTTTAGGATTATTGATTATTACCCGTTTCCCATGTTCAAGTCGGCTTTTGTTCTCAATAAAATCCTTCATGGGAGCGGATGCCCCAATAACATCAAGAAACCCCTCTCCCATTCTCACGCCCCATGTTGTATAAGCGTTTTCGCCATTAATTAATAATTCATTCATAAACTATAATTTTGCTGTATTCTTTTTAACCTCTGCTATATCTCTTTGCATCTGTTGAATAGGTTTGACGATTGCCCCTGTATTTTCTGAAATCTGTACCAATTCAAGATAGGATTGCGCTATCAAATCCCGCGTATCATCAGCAATATTTCTTGTTTCCGTATTTATGGAAAGTAGAGCATCTGCTTTTACTGTCAGTAGATTAAGTGATTGAGATTGAATGATATTTTGATTCTTTATCTCTTCTCCTGTAATCTGCAATGCTGTAAACCTACCGTTCAACTCTCCTGCATCTTCATGCGTCATTTCAGTGCCGAACCCTCTTGATGAAGAAGATTGAGAATAGGATTCTTGCGAAATCTTATCATATCCGGTTGCTGCGGCAAGCTCGTCACGGAGCTTCATGGCTTCGTCCACATAACCCATGTATTCATCCATCAGCTCCTTACGCTCATTATTGTCAAGCGTACCATCATCCTTCATGGCTTCACCGAATTTATCATACCATGTCCTCAGTTTGTCACTAAACTGTTCACCGATGGCATTTGACAGCATCGCCTGCATGAAATATTTGGATATGTCATCAGCAAAATCCTCCGCACTCTTCTCCATATCCATCAGACTGCTTATAAAACTGTCATACATGGAATCGAATGACATTCCGATCAGGCCCTCATAAAGACTGTCGGTCAGTTCTTCCAGTTTTCCTGCCTGCTCTATATAATCATCCAGCTTGTCGGTAACACGCTCACCGTAACCTCCCTTACCGGAAGATTCCATGATATCCCATAACCATACGTCCGACCGTAGAGCTTTCATCTGTTCGGGGGTCAGATTCCACAAGGAATCGGTGCCGGAGAAATCCTGCATGCCGGTAGCTTTTCTTGCGTGTTCCAGCATTTCATCCGTCCATTTCAGATAATGCTGCCAGCTGCCGTGGCTCTTATGATATCCGGCTTGCTCCTTTGCTATTTGCAGATAGTTTTTATTGACTTCCTCCTGATACTTTACAGCTTCCCTGTAAGATTCAACCGATTTCATTCCCTTGCTTGCCTTCATCTCGTCAGTCAGATCCTCGATGGCCGTTTGCAAAGTTTCATTCCTGTCCGTCAGCCTGTCTATCGTTTCCTGTACTTCCTTGGCGTTTCCACCTATTCCAAACAAGGAGTTGAAGCCTCCGAATGAGATTGCGTTCAGGATGTTTCCTATGCCGTTCCTCAATGACTTGCCGATTGTGACAAACAAATCCCCTGACAAGACATCACCGATAATTCCACTGACAGCGTTCAGAACAGCATCAAGCAGACCACCGACAAGATCACTTAATCCGTCTTTGAGTACGTCAATGATGGACAGAATCCATCCGACGATGGGGACCTCCTTAAGAGATTCTGACGTTTTTCCTATGACATCCTTGAATCCGTTCACGGTTTTGATAATTCCGCTATATGCGTTATACAATCCACCGGATGAAATCTGCTGCAAGCCTCCCAACAAATTTTCCATGCTTGCTTTCAGTCTGGTGGCGGTATCAGTCACATTACGCTGGGCCTGATTGGCGATATCAGTCTGTGTCTTCACATTGGCGGATGCAATGTCAGCATTCTGCCGTGCTGTTTCAAGAGCGTTTGCTGCGGCTTGTTTCTCACTTTCCGTTCCGCCCTTCTGCGCTTTGGTGTAATCATCCTGTGATTTCTTTAGTCTTTCCAAAGCAGCTGTTTCAATCCCTATGGCACTGATACGATTCTGTTCTGCTATTTGATAGGCTTTTACATCCTCTCCAAGTTTCTTGAAGTTGACTCCACTTGTACCACCCAAAGACTTTTCCATCTGGCTGATGGCGTCAATCAATGATTTCTGGCTTGCCTGATCGGAGTTCTTGAACTTGTCAGTCCGTACATATTTTTTCGCTTCGTCCAAGGCGGGCTTTATCATGTCGGAAAACATGGAACCAAACTCACCGAACACAGTAACCCAATCTATATTGGCTTTTATGGCTTCTGTTTCCTTGTTCTGTATGGCAACATCACGTTGTTTCTCCAGTAACTTTACTTGTGCACTATTAACACCGTTTTCTTCCTGTGCTTTCCTTATTTTTTCCGCATACTCTTGGGCGATAGCCAATTTCTGCTGCTGGAACGTGCCATATTCTTTCAAGTAGTCGTTCAAAGCCTGTTGTTCGGCTTTCAGCTGTCCTTCAGTTACATCGGAAATATCTTTATCTCTCATACTTTCGGCATTGGTATAAGCTTCTGAAATTTTCTGTGCCTGCTTGTCGGTCAGCTTACCGTTACCGGCTTTGCTCCATTCTTCCTCCTGTTTTCTTATCGCATCAATCTGTTTCTGATAATCAAGGTCAATCTGTTTCAACTTCTTTTCCGTGCCTTCTATCATCAGGTTGATTTCATCCTGTTGGTTCTGACGGTGAAGTGAAAGAAGTTGTTCGGCTGTCTTTTTTTGTTCTTTTTTTTGCTTTTCAGCAGCTTTTTCCTGCTTGGTCAAAGAACTACCAGTAATACCGCCCAAATTTTTATAGGCTTTTTCAGTTGTTTCTACTCGTTTCTTAGCTTCTTCATACAGCTTTGAAGTAAACTTGGATTTATTCTTTTCTATTTCAGAAAGTTTCTTCTTAGCATCATCCCAGTCTTTCTTCGCTTTCTCATAATCCTGCTTGTAGGTAGTTTTATTCTTCTCTGAATCAATTCGGGTTTGCTTGACTGATTTTGCTGTATCTATAAGTGTTTTTATGTCTTTCACATTATAGATTGCTTCATCAGACAAAGTACCCTTAATATCAATAGGCAAACGAAGTTTCACAGTTCCATTTCCCCCCTTTCCTCTGATACGCTTCTCCAACTCAGAGATGTAGCGGTCAAACTCATTAGTATTAACATCTTTAAGATTGGAAATGAACTGTTCGGAGATGCCTTTGCCTTTTTCTTGCAGCATGACATCACGCATAGCACGCAATTCTTTTAGTTTCTTCACATATCCATCAACGCCTTGCTGACCGGAAAGAGTTTTCAGCAGATTCTCGTAATATTTGATTTCAGATTCAATGTTAGAAAGTTCCTTGGTTTGCTTTTCTCCGGCACGTTTCGCATCTTCTTCCGTTATCTGTTGCTTTAGTTTAAGTATATCAGCCAACTTAATGGTTTCGATGTCATATTGAGCGAATATCTTAGGGTATTCTTTTCTTAACTCCGCTAAACTTCGACCTCTTTGTAAATCCGACAACGCTATATCACGAGAACTTTGTACGAGGGAATCAATCTTCTGTTTGTGTTCTTCTTCTTGCTTTTTAGCTTCTTCTTGCTGTTCATTAAACCTTCTCTGTGCCTTTTCTGCTTCTGTTGCCGAATCGCGGAAAGCCAACATTGCAACTCCAAGTCCTACTACAGCAGTAGCCAACAACACATAAGGATTGGTAAGCATTGCAGCGTTTAAAGCTAACTGCGCTTTTCGTGCCAATAAACGGGCATTGGTAAGTCCAATCTCCACAAGAGTATGTTTACTTTCGGCAGCAGTAACAAGCATCACTGCGGTCCGGTATGTACCATAAGTAACCACTAATCCAGCCAAGATCCTACCTACTGTTTCATAATTCTGAATCAACGAAGTTGTCATTTGAATACCGTCCATGATAACACTTTCCGACTTTGTTCCCAATTCGTTAAACACGGAATCCAAAGCATCCTGCATCATAGACAACTGACCGTTTATCTCTTTTGAAGCGTTTTCGGACATCTGATAGAATCGACCACCAGCGGAAGTAGCATCTATAAATGCCTGCTGAACCATTTCTGCGGAAATAGCCCCCTTAGACATCTCATCTTTGAGGGTAGCGATAGACTTACCGGTCTTTTCAGACATGATTTGCAGAGGATTAAATCCTGCATTAATCATCTGATTGAGGTCTTGACCCATAAGTTTACCGGCAGCGGACATCTGAGAGAATGCCAAAGTCATAGAATTAAACTTTTGTGTGTTCCCCATAGAAACATCGCCAATAGCTTGTAGATAACGGGGAACTTTCTCAGCTTCAATGTTGAAACCAAGCATCATCTGCGTGGCTGCTGTTACATCAGAAAATTCAAGCGGAGAAATTTTAGCGAACTCACGAACTTGTGACATGAGGGCATTGGCTTTCTCTTTGTTTCCCAATAAAGTTTCAATAGCAGTGTCAGCAGCCTGGAACTCGCCACGTACACGAATCATTTCAGCACCTAATGCTTTCAGTACTCCAGTACCACCAATAACCGCCAAGGCTTTCTTCCAAGAAATAGCAATACCATTATTAGTTTCTACAACCTCTTTTGCGTCATCCTTGTAAAGGGCGTATTCATCACGTAGTTTCTTTACGGAAAGACGCGCTTCGGCTTGTTGTTGGGTTAATCCAAATAAAGCTGCCTTTTCTTCATCAAGAGCTTTGCGGGCAGCATTGTATTCTTCTAACTTGCTATTTGCTGATAACGGATTCCTTTTCAATGCTATACGATAAGCATCCCCAAGTCGTTTTACATCCGCTTCAATATCCTTAACTACCGCTTTTTGAGCAAGAATCTTCTCTGTGAATCCATTCACGGCCTGGGAAGCATCGAAGATTTTCCTTTTGAATCCCGTTTCCATTTCCGCTCCAGCTTTGGCTGCATTAGTCACCAACTCATCCAATCTTTGGTTGGATGCAGCAAGTTGGGCATTCAAAGCCTTGAAAGCAGCAGGAGACTGCGTGCCATCCATGCTCATTAACTCCTGCTTTAATTTTGCAATTTCATTACGAAGTCTTACAACTTCTTCCCAGTCACTACCTACCTTAAAATATAATTTCGCCATATCTATTTCTTTTTCCTACGATTAGCCAATTCCTTACCACTGATTCTATTCACCTTCTGACCACCATATACTGCGTGTAATTTATCCCGTTGCATCATCAGCAGATTCCGATAAGGGATAATCTCAAACACTTCTGTATAACTCAGATGCAGCGTGTCAATCAAATGGGCTATCTGCCCGAAGAACGTTGTGTTTCCTACTGTTTCGGTCTTGCTGCCAGCATCGACACGTTCCTCATCGAGCTGACACACTGAAAAGCCGATATATCCATCATAGAGAAACAGACTTCCAAGGCATCTTTGACTTCTTCAAAAGTGCCGTTCTCCAATTCTTTGACCAAACTATCATTCCCGCAGATGAAGCATGAAATACCTTTCAGCATATCTTCAGTAGCTTCAGGAAGCTCTTTAATAGCCTCCATGATATTATCTCCTCTCAGGGCGATATCGGAAAAATGATGAATGGCACGACAGATAATTTTAATTGTAGGAGGTTTAATGGTATAAACCATCCCTCCTATCTCCA